AATATGTCACCAGTGACTACTTGATTGCCGCCAGTTGTTGCTCCAATATCGCAGTCTTGAAAACGATATGTATTTTTACCGTCACCTGCAATTAGTTGTGATATTGAACCGTAAACTTGACCAGAAACTTTTGCGTTTCTTATGACAACATTCCCTTGCGTACCTGTTATAGCAAATGAGTTAGTTGTGTAACCAAAAAACACAACTCCACTGTCAACAACAATGTTTCCACCATCTACAAAAAAAGATGGCCCATTAAGGTTTTCACCCATGTAACAGCCGTAGAACGCAGCACTTGTTACGTTCAAATACGCACCAAGTCCTGTACCAAATTCAACATCGCAATTGTTAAACACAAGCGCCATGTTTCCGTCCAATGCAGTTCCATTGGATCGGGCATTAATACCAGTATTTGTGCATCCAATAAAACTGCAAGAATTTACAGTTGATCTGTGATTGCTACCCTCCAAGGTTATTCCGTTGTAGCAAGCATTAACTTGGCAATTTGAAAAAATACATAAAAATGAATCAATCGCATAAATGCCAGCCGCACCTGTAGCAGATGCGTTTTTAATTAAACAAGTATCAATTTTTGCAAAATGACGATACCGCATGGAAATTGCCGATGCGGTTACTAAACCATTCCCGTCAATAGTAAGATTGCTAATTAGCAAGGGAGAAATTTGAACATCACTTGCATCAGCAGCGTCAAAAATTGTTGTAATAGAAGAACGGGCTTTAATAATTGTCTGACTAATACCATCGCCAATAATATTAGGGTATTTGCCTTTTAAGTCTAATGTTGTAACCGAATACGTGCCAGTTGGAATCCACACAGTTTGACCGGTGTTAATCGCTGCTTGGATAGCAGCAGTGCTGTTAGCCACACCAGTTGAATCAGCACCGTAATCAAGGACGTTAACTGCGGCCCCGTTGATCATTGAGTACGAAACTTTGGTCAAAGACATTTGAATTCCTTAAATTTAACCTATGCTGGAATTTGTTTCCAAGGCACGCCATAAATCAAAGATTGACTGTTTGCTTTCTGTATTTCGTCGCGCAAATTGGCTTCAATCTCAACAATTCTTTTTGGCTTTATTTTTTCCAAACCCCATTCCAAAACTTGTGACTCTGTAAGTTCTTCAAATTTCACAAAGGTTGTATCAGAAGGGTCTTTTTGATCAAGATGGACAAGTTCGGAATGGTATGCCAGTCCAACTTCTTGCAGACTAAATTCAATCAGTACACCAGTCACAACTCCTGAATCTAGAAATCGCTCTATGTTTGCAATTCTGTTTTTCATTATTATCTGCATCAAGACAAACGGATTGCAAAAAACATCCCGCCTGGCTGCGTTCCACCAGATGACTGGGTGTATTGAATATTCAATCCACTAACACTAATCACGCCAAGAGCAGATGTAACGAGTGGTGTAACACTCACATCCGTGTTATTTGCACGAACAATTGCTACTGAATGATATACGCTTGTCACGTTACCATTACAGTTTGCAATCACAAACCATGTCTGTGCAGCGCCAAGGTCTGCCAACGTAAATAACGTATTTGCTCCGGCAGGGAATGAAATTCCAGACTGGTGCAATGTTGTAAAGACGCCACCAATAGTTTTGTTGGTGTTGGTTGCACTTCCACCAGAACTGGTTGTGCCAAACCGTGTTTCGCCAGTTGTTTCAACAGTGGAAGCATTAATAGCTCGACCAGCGGTCAAGTTTGCAACAGATACTTGTTTGGTAGTGCTGCCCTGAACAATAGGCAAAACTTCCGTGCCAGCAAGCGGCGTTGTTGCCCCTGTTAGCGCGGAAATTTTACTGTTAGACATATAGCACTTCGATGCTGGCCGTGTATGGAGGAGCGGTTGAGAACGTCAGCGAAGTACCAACAACCGTGTATGTGTTTTTTTGCTGGTACACACCATTGATGTACACCTGAGTGGTGTTTTCATTAAACGGCGCGTTGGCAAGAGTGAACACAGTTTGAGAACCAGTGCCGGTAAAATTCTCTACAAGACCAGCGCCGGAAATGCCAGTAATGTTGTCGGCGCTCCACAACTGCGTATCGACGCTGGTGTTAAGTACAAATTTGTACGAAACGCCAGTAAGCAACCAGATCTGCCCGCCAGCAGACACTCGACCCGCAGAATCCAAAATAATTGGATTGGCATGGGCAGTTGCACCGCTGACAGTAGTATAAGTGGCTTGCGGAGTGGTAGTACCGGCAGCGTATGTGTACAGTTTGCCGCCAGTCAACGGAGCGCCGTTGTTGTCAAAAAACTGCCAACCCGCACCACCAATCGGTGAAAGACTAACGGCCATTTTGTGTCCTACGCAGTAAGTGCAGCAACTTTATCTTGGAACGCTTTGATGCGGGCGTCCAAGGCGGCAGTCTGGGCTTTCAAATCGGCTTGTTGGCTATCAATATCAACCTGGGCAGCAGTCTGATAAGCCTCACGATCTGCCACAGCTTTCTCGCGCAACTCAACCGCAGTCTCACGGTCTACCGCATCGGCAAGCGCAGCCTTAGCCTGGGCATTTAGATCTTTGGCTTTGGCCTTGGCATCAGCAAGTTCCTGCTTTGCCGCTGCGCGGTCAGTTGCTGCATCAGCCCGTAGTGAGGCTGCTTCTGCGTTAGCCGCATCTAGCTCTTGCTTGGCGCGTTCTCGGTCAGCCATCGCATCTTGGGCGGCAGACAAAGCACCCTGTCGAACAGCCAGCTCGTCACGCAACGCGGCCATGTTAGCCAGATCAATTGGAAACTGCTTGGTGAAATAATCAACGTAGTTCACAGCAGCGGAGTCGTTAGAGACTTGCATTTCAACCTCAAGAATAATAGGTGATGTTGAGTTTGGCGCTGGCAGTCTGTTCAATGAACTGGATCTGAGACAGATCACCGTCGTACTGCAACGTAACACCAGCAGCTAACGGCATCCCAACTGTAGCGGTAGGGGCCACGCCATCGTCCCGCCAACGCACTGCTTGCGTCTCAGGCGTAATGATCGCAATCCGAGGTGAGCCAATCAATCCGCTTATATCGCGGGGTGGCACGGTTAGTTTGGTAGCAGAACTTAAACTTGTAATCTGCTGGTAGCCCATCACAGATGTGATAGCCTTAAGGTTGATCGCCATTAGAATCTCCTTCTTTCGGTAAATGACCGAAGTTTAATCAACAATTGTTCTGCGCCAGTGACAACAGACTGAAAAAAATCTCCAGCAAAAAAAGCACCGCCAAAAAATGAGTTCATGTCGGCCAAGTAATTTTAAACGGGTCATCTTGCGTAGTTATATCACGAAGTGCTTGGCGATAGGTTGTCCATTTTGCCTTGTCTACCAGGGAATCTTCTAACTGCGTCCAGTCTGAATCTTTGAGCATCTGGTTACGCTGACTACGGATCACGGACCATTGGGTGTCAATACGTGACTGAAGTTCTTCAGCGGTCAACGGCTCAACGTCAACGATGCAGCACATCCCGTCATACAGATGCGGGGCAGCAGATACCAGCTTTTCCGTTGTGTGGTCGTAGGGTTTCCACACTGTGATGACGTAGTAACCTTGCTCGGCAACCCAATCAAGAGTAGGACCGCGATCACCGAACGAAGTGTTGGGAAACCACTCTGTGTGGTCTTTAATAATGAGGTCTTGGTTAGAAAGCTGCATGACTACCTCGTTGGGAATGCTGCGGTTGGCGTTGTGGTTACAGTGCGAGCAAAACCTCTGGTAATTCGAACGTCTTGGAGATAGCCGTTAAGTGGGTTTGTTCCAGTACGGCTAGCTCCAACGTACAAAATATTAGTCTGGTTAAAGTTGTCCGTCACAGCGCCGCCGCTAGTGGCTTCAAGCGTTCCGTTAATATAAATTTTGAGGTTCCCGGTTGCAGACCCAGACCTAACTACCGCAAAGTAATACCAAGTTGTTGCTGCCAGCGTAGTCGTTGCGCCCGTCAAGGTTGATGCGGTGTAGGCAAATTGCAAACGATTGCTAGACGTTACGTTTACAGACCATCCAGTGCTTGCCGTACCCTTGCTTACAAGTCCGTAAGCCACACCGTTTGCAGACAAATAAAACCATCCCTCAACCGTAAAGTCACTTGTGCCAAGCTGAAGTTGCGGACCGTCAATAGACGTTAACCAATCCCCAGTGCCATCAAACTTCATGCTTGTTGGCGACCACTTTGATACCGTGGTTGACGATTGAGCATCCCCAACTGTGATCGCGTTGTTTTGAACAGAGGCGTCATAAACCCCCGAATTTGTAAAGTCAAGAAGTAGACTGGTGTTTGCCGCCGCAAAAGTTATATCTACGTTGGTCGTGCTTGAATAACTTGCCGCGCTTGTAGAACCGGCAGTTTTTATTGGTGCCAAGGTTGGCGGGGCAAATGCGCCGGTGTAAACCGGGGTGCCTTTTACTATTCTAATATTTGAAGAATAACCATTTAAAGGTAAAGTAGCCGTTCTACTAGCAGAAATGTACATTATGCTAGTTTGGTTAAAGTTATCGGTTACTGCGCCCGCACTTGCAACCTCCTGTACACCGTTAATATAAATTTTTAAATTACCAACCGAACTACCAGATCGAACTACTGCAATGTGGTACCAAGCATTTTGAACAAGCGTTGTAGTTGCACCCGTTAAGTTTGACGCTGTGTAACTAAATTGAATTCTTGCGCCAGTAGTAGTGTTTAATGACCAACCAGTTGTGGCAGTACCTTTGCTGATCAAATTGTAAGCAGTTGAAGTGGCCCCAGAAATGTAGAACCAACCTTCAATTGTAAAATCTCCAGCAGCAAGTTGCAATGCCGCATTGTCAGCAATACTTAAATAATCGGTGCTCCCGTTAAAATAACCGCTCGCCCCATACGCTGCAGTAGTATAAGAGGCGACGGGTGAGAATGGCTGAAATGCTTGGGCTATGGGAGTCCCGTTAACCGTAATAGCAAAAGTATTAGGGCTATTGTTAATAAATCGGTTGCTTTGGCAAGTGAGAAATGATGTTTGGGTTCCAGTAATTTGGGAAATGTTGGTGCCAGAAGACTGCGTTGAAGCAAGCGGGGTTGTTGGCGGCGTAAATGCCCCTGTATAAACGCCAACACCTTTAACAATTCGCAATGAAGAAATGTAACCAATCATTGAGGTGGTGGCGCCCTCTGTTGAATATCTCCCCACATTAGTAAAAAGTGCTGAGTTAATTGTTACGGCAGACGTTGCCGTTCCTCTAGATACCCCGTTTACATACAGGGCAAATGCGCTTCCAATACGAACTGCTGCAATGTGGTTCCACACCCCTGTTTTTATAAGACCCGTAGCAGACGTAATATTTGCTTGGGTTGCGCCAGAACACCATCCAAGATAAACAGCACCCGTTGAAAGAACAACAAAAAGAACACCAAGGTCGGTGTTTGATTGTGCGGCGTTTTTTTCTTGTATTGTTATGTATCGATTGTTGCTTAAATCGTTGACGTTGACCCACGCCTCAATAGTAAAATCTGACGCACCAAATTGAAGCGGGGCAGTGTTTGATGTTGTTAAATAATCCGCGCCACTAAAATAATTACTCCAATACCCATTAGGCCAATACGGAGTGACAGAACCTTGTGTTGGAGTGCCGTTACGGGTGATGGTGAATGTGTTGCTGCTGGAATCTAAGAACGTGTTGTTCTGCTGCCCGTTTGTGCTGGTTGTCTCCAACAGCAGAGGAACATACGGAAAATATGGGTCCGCAGCCGCCGCTGCTTGGCCTGATTTAGATGCAGCAAACATTATGTGTAGTTCTGCCCAATAGTCGTTCCGTACCAGCTAGTTCCGTCAGAGAAGAACGAATAGATGTCCTTCTTGCTGGCGGTGCTAGTAATTGTGGGTGCGGTCGCTGAAGGCCATGATACTGTTGACCAAGTAACCGTCCGGCTTCCAGTGGCGTCTTGTGCCAAAATAATAATAAATGACTTGCCAGCCACCGCTGTGGGCATTGTGATCGTTGCGTTACCAGTCAACGTCAGAATTTGAACCGTACCGTTAGTTAAAGCAACAGTAATTGCGGTGCTGGTGTTGGCTGTATACGCCGTCTCAACATAGTTAGTGACCGTTGGGTTGGTCAGCGCAGGCGTATTGTTAAAGACCAATACCCCTGTGCCAGTCTCATCAGTAACCGCTGAGATTAAATTGGCGCTGGATGGTGTGGCTAAGAATGTAGCAACGTTAGTTCCTAACCCTGAAACGCCTGTAGATATTGGCAATCCAGTCGCGTTAGTCAACGTCCCACTTGATGGAGTGCCTAAAGCTCCACCGCTAACCAATAATGTTCCAGTAGCATCAGGAAGCGTTAACGTGCGGCTAGCAGTAAGCGTTGTTGGGGTAAGTGTTACGCCATAGCTAGATGTGCCGCCAGCTCGCCCTTGCAGGATTACAGAGTCTTGCGTTGCCGCCGCTCTAGCCGTTGCAGTAGTAAACGCCCCGGTCGTCGGAGTCGTAGCGCCAACAGTACCGTTGATGTTGATTGATGCGGTGCCGGTTAGATTTGTTACTACACCGGCAGAGGGGGTTCCAAGATCCCCACCGTTGACTACAAAAGCCCCAGAAGAACCCGTATTTATGCCAAGCGCCGTGACAACCCCAGTGCCAGTCGTAACTGTAGAAGGCGCAGAACCAGCCCCGCCGCCGACAACCAGCGCATTAGAAGCAAGCGCGGCGCTGGAAGCCCAGGTCGTGCCGCTTGAAAAATACGGCACGCCACCGCTTGTACCGGCAACCGTTAGGGCCAGCGTTCCGGAAGTAGAAACTGGAGAACCAGTAACAGAAACAATACCGCCAGTAAACGATTGGCCTACGGAAGTAACAGTACCAACCGCCGCGTAAGCAAGGCTATTCCAAGCCGTTGACCCAGTGCCAATCTTAAACTTTCCGGTATCTGTCTCTGCGCCTAATTCACCAACAGCGAGCGTAGGATTAGCAGAAGTCCATTGAGCGGCAGTGCCATTTCTAAGTTGAATCTGAACGGCCATTACGGTGTACCTCCGTCAATTGCGGTGATCCCGCCATAATTGCTGCTTGGCGTGCCGCCGTCCAAGTTAGGACTACCCCCGCCGCCAGTATATTGCGGGATATTAAGCGTGGTGCCATTAAACGTGGCTGCGCCAGAACTTCCAGTTGTAGTCAGCGTAATAGGCGACTGATAGTCTGTGTTTGCCGTTGCAGCACTGATTGCAGTGCCATTTCCTTTGAGTAGCCCAGTAACGGTCGTAGAAAGGCTTATCGCAGGGGTTGTAGTGGGGTTGGTTACAGTGCCTGCAAGTCCGTTTGCCGAAGTAACAGAAACGCTTGTAACAGACCCGGAACCCCCACCACCCGACGAATTAATTGTCTGATTAGGCCAGGTTCCGGTGATCGTGACGTTTGTACCGGCCACTAATGCTGGCGTTGCCGTGCCGGTGCCGCCGTTTGCTACGTCTAAAACACCAGTAAACGAGTGTGTGGCATTCCACGCAGCCGCGCCAGTGGCGCTAAACGAGCCGTCCGCTGGCGTAGTGTGGGTTACCGAAATTGTCATGCCAAGAAGCGCAGCCGATACAAGGCGCGTAAGTAAATTTCAATAATGTTGTCAATCAACTGCTGCAAAGCCATATCTGTCTTGTCAACAATTTCGTATCGGGCCGATTCAATCTCAGCAAGTTGAGTTTCTAAGAACTCAACAATATTAGTCGTTTTCTTGGCGGTCATTAGTGTAATCGGACCGATCAACCCATGCCGACCTTGGTACGCTTCGGCAAAATCATCTGCCGCTTCAATAATCAGTTCGTAAAAATGCCCAAGCGCCTTGTGTTTGCTGTAGCTGCGCGTGTTGAGATGTACGCTATGGGCTACATCTCGCGCCAAGAACAAAAGCCCAACAAAATCCGCGCATTTCATGACATCATTCCTTGCTGTGGTGCGTATTCAACCTGTTCAGGCATCATTTCCATTTGCGTAGGCTGCTCACGCATCTCAGGCATCAGCATACTTTGCGACTCCATAGCCGCAGCCACCACGCCCATCGCAATGTCTTGGATCTGTTCTTCGGACATACCAGCCTGAACAGCGGTAATGCGCTTAGTCTCAGCGTCAAACGCCTTGATCTTAGCCTCA